CCCCCGCGCTCTCCAGATGCGGTTCACGCGCAAGGAGCGATACGCGGGCGTCATCACCAACTGGAAGAGGATCGCATTTGGAACCAAAACCATCGTCTTCACCACGGGTTCCGATCACTGTGTAGACCTTACACGAGCATTCTGCGAGCATGGAATCAAGGCCAAGTATCTCCTATCGAGCCGAAAGCCGGAGACCGACGCGCAGTTTTCCGGGAAGCGAGAAGACATTCTGCGCGACTTCCACAACGGCCTTTTCTCCGTCTTAGTCAACGTCGGCATACTCGACACCGGGTATGACGAGCCTTCGATACAGACCGTGGTGCTGGACCTCGCAACGAAGTCTTACACGCACTACTCGCAGATGGTAGGTCGCGGCTCCCGCCCATATCCGGGTAAGTCGTACTTCAACGTGCTCGACTTCGGCGACAACGTGAAGACGCACGGCAAGTACGAGCGGGAGGACCCTCCGATGGGACTATGGCACGATAAAACAAAGGGAGGCGTCAAGCCGACCAAGCTATGCCCTCTCGGAAAAGACGGCAAGAAGCTCGGATGCGGCCGACTGGTACCCCAAACGGCCCAAAAGTGCCCCTACTGTGGCTACGTCTTCCCGAAGCTCGATAAGATATACGAGATCGAACTGACAGAACTCATAGACACGGCCGAGGATCAGGAGAGCCTCGACGTGTGGTGCGCCAAGAAGGTACTCGAAGACGGGTGGTCCATCCCACGAGTTTTAGCCACCGTATGTATTAAGAACGCGCCGCACGAGAAAGCCACGTTCATGCGGGTCATAAAGGTCCTAAGAACGAAGGAGGGAAAGAAGGTGAGTCCATATTACTGGGACTACTTCTCCAAGAATATCTTGAAAAACAAGGCAAGAAAAAGAAAACTGGTATCAGAACAAAACGAACTCGGATTATAATGGCAAAGACGCAGATTATCGTACAGCCGCGGCCGAAGGAGCGCGGTATCGCACACGAGGAGTCTAAACTCCAAGCTCGAATGGTGATGAAATTCGCCGAAATTTGGCCCCACCGCCGCGGCCACCTATTCGCTACATTCCAAGAGGTGAGTAGTGGGGTAGAGGGCTCCATGAAGCTCTCTATGGGGCTTGTCAGAGGTGTATCGGACCTGATTTACTGCGAAGAAGGCCGTCTGATCGGTATAGAGGTGAAATGCCCCGGTACCCGGCACAAAGTAGCGCACCTGATCGAGCAGGCCGAATGGCTTATCAGGGTTCCCCAATGGGGCTACTTTTGCGATGATTTAGACGATTTTCTCAACATCATAGACGGAGGAGTGGGAGGAATCGACCCGGTTAAAGTTCTGGAGTACTGCAAGAAAGCAAAAACACAGCAAATTTTGTGGGATAAAAGTTTGTTTATTTAAAAACAAATGTTTAACTTTGCACTTGTAATAACGTATAAACGTTCTTTGATATGGTGGCACTCGGCATGCGCTCCTTCCTCATTCTTGAACCGCTTCTGGTGTTTCGTTTAACTAAGCATGCCACAAGGAGTCTTCCGGGTCGATGCCCCGGAGCCGCCGCAAACCCATGTGTGGCAATTAGAAGGATTTTTGTTTGAAACGATTACGCGTCATCGGTACGTTGGCCGCCTGACCCCACGATACGGGGTCACATGCGGGGTGGAGAAGGAGTATCTCGCTTGGCCCATAACCAAGAGATCGCTGGTGCGAGTCCAGCCTCCGCAACAAACATGAACCCGGAAGGCGGATTGTGCCGGATGCCAGTAAGTAGGACGACCGAATGGTCACTCGACAGTTTACTCACTAAGAGCATCGTTCATGTAGGATAATCGACGGCATTTTAACCGGGCTGTCACGTTGCTCCGGACGTAGGGTTCGATTCCCTGATTATCCTCAGTACGTCGTGAGACGGGTATTATTCATTGTTAACGGTTCTTAACTTTTTAGGTTTCCCTCGAAAGAGGGTGTTGGAGAAGTAGCATGCGGCGCACGGGTGAGTCGATTTGGCTCTGGTACCCCCGGAAGAGGTTCGAAACCTCTCTTCTCCTCTACTTATCACCACCACAAAACGTTTTTTGACATGAAGAAAATTTTCGCACTGATGCCGCTGTTGTGCGCCGTCCTCGTTGCAGGCGTGTCCTGCAACGACAAGAAGCCGGACATCAAGTATCAACTCGACGTCGAAGGACTGGTCGCAAACAAGTCTACTCCGATCTCCGCCGAGTTCAAGGCTTTCGTCTGTAACACCGACTCGATCAAGATTGTCGCCTCGCGCAACGTCTCTCCGGTCGATCAGGCGCTTATCGAAGCCAGTCTCGAACACCAGCTTCTTCAAACCTTCGGCATCAAGGTCCAGCAGGGAACTGCTTACGACATCCTCGTCAAAGGTTACGTCCGGGAGGCCAACACGGGAATCGCTATTTACGTTGACAAAAGATTCACGAACGCCGCCAATCCCATATACAAGGCCAAACCCGAGCCTGTCGGGGAATTTCCCGCCGATTCACTCGGCAACTAATACAAAGGGTGTAAGGGTTTCCCGTTTCCCTCGGCCGGACTATAAATCCGGGGCTTGGTTCGACTCCAAGCTACACCCCAAACAACTTACAAATATGGCAGAAGAGTTTAAATTCGCCTCCCGAGAAGAGTGGCTTGAAGCGGCTGTCGATCATTTTCGACCGACATTTCAGCAGGCATGCAAGACCAGCGGCCGCACCATACCGGAGAATCTCAAGGTTTCCATCGGTTTCCCAGACAAGGGTGGCATGGCGAAGCGTAGGGTTCTCGGCCAGTGCTGGACGGAATCCGACTCGGAGAAGCCAGTTCAAATCTTCATCAACCCCACCATCGCCAACGTAAACGGTGCTGACGGCATCCTTTCGGTACTCGTACACGAGCTCGTGCATGCCGTAGGTATTCACGGCCACGGTAAGGATTTCAAACGAGTCGCTTTGGCCGTAGGGCTGGAAGGCAAGATGAAGTCTACTACTGCCAGCGACGCTTTGGTCGAAGAGTTCACGTTCCTCGTTGACGAGAAGCTCGGGCCCTTTCCGCATACGGCGCTGTCTGGCATGAAGCTGTTTACTCCGTCTAAAAAGGACGGAACCCGCATGTTGAAAGCAGTATGTCCTGAGTGCGGGTACACGATCCGTCTGACGAAGAAGTGGGCTCAGGTAGGCATGCCTCTTTGTCCCTGCGGCCAAGCGAATTTTACTCTCGATACGCCCATTGAAGAAGAAGGATAATGGCAACACCTCGTATATACGACATGCTCCCTAAGCCGAAGAAGCGGCCGGAGTCAAGCCTCGCGGAACCCGAGCTACGGGCGCTTGAGTTGTACTTGTTCACAAATATGACGTTCACCGACATCTATAAGATGGTGTTCGACATGCGTGACAAGTCATACGCAACGGTCAGGACCGCCGCTAAGTCGCTCTTGGAATCGGCCGATGCGGAGGTTTATCTTACCGAGAGGTACCGAGACATCAACGCTTTCATAAACACCGGAGAGAGCGAAGATGACGACGTTGGAGTGTCGGTGATAAACGAAGACGGAACCTACTCCGAGGAGTTCATCCTTGCCGCCAAGAAAAAGATCGCAAGGCTGGCGCTGAAAGAGACCGACGGCAACCGTTTCCTCGAAAAGTTCCAAGACCTGATCGGCAAGCAGGAGTCCATGCGAACCGCATCCCTTCTCCCGCAACGTTATTTGGCCGAGCAATGCCAGACATGCCGATACAAGGCGATATTCGAGGAGGATTTCCAAGACGACTGCAACCGTTGTCGATGGAAGCTGGATGCGCCTGAAAAATACGACCACAAAACCCAATTTATAACAAAACCAGAAGAATAGTATGCAAATCAAAGGAGTCATCACGAAGATGTGCGAACCCGTTACCGGAGAGTCGGCACGCGGGACATGGAAGAAAATCGGAATCGTACTCCAGACGGAAGGAGAATACCCCAAGGATGTCTACATCGAGTTCTGGGGCGACAAGGCGGATGTCGTAGAGGTGAAGTTGTGCGAAGGCATGATCGTCGCCGTAGACTTTACGCTCGAATCCCGTGAGTACAACGACCGCTACTACACGCAGGTACGCGGCTACAAGTACACCATCGAAGGAGGAGGTACCTCGCCCGCCAAAGACGATCCCTACGTTCCGGCAAGGAAGGAAGAGCCTGCTCCGGCACCCGCCAAGGACAAGGTAGACGACCTGCCGTTCTAAAAACATCGCTTTCACCTCCTCCAAGCACATTAAACGTACTTTTCGGTTCGTATTTATTTACCCGGAACTCGAAATATGGTTAAGCAGTGAAAGCGAAAGCGAACTTCCAGTTTTGGAGGTTCGCTCTTTTTATCGTATCTTTGCGTAAGTTGTTTTGATTAGCAATGTTCCGCAAGGAAGAGAGGAGTGCCGATTCTGCCCGGTCACTCCTCTTCTTTTTCGTCCGAACTGATCCGAAGGAATAACAAGGCCAAAATAGCGAAGCATGCCGCGGCGACAGCCAGTGATACCGCCAGACATGCTACTGCAAATGCCGCATTTCTGTTCATAATGATCTGTAAATTACGTCTCCGAAGTCATCGCCCTCTTTCAAATCGGGCATGCCTTCCCACCATTTAACGGCCTGATCCGGGAACCATCGAACCCAGTCCATGCCCGCTTTGTCGTAGTCAGGAAGCAGTCGATAGTTACGCTTTATGCGGCGCACGTTCGCGCTTCCACCCGTCGCCAGAGCCCGGCGCCCGGTATTGAGATATATCAGCAGAGCCGTCTTCTCCGATTCCACCACATACGGGTTTCCGTCGGTTCCGAGGTGCTCGCCGAAGTAGCATCGCTGAGTGTAACCTTGAGCGGTGCGGAAGATACGGCCGCCCCCGTAGTTATGATCGCGGTGGCCGTCCGGCTTGTAAATAATAATCTTGTCGTGAAGGATGCGTTGCTCCTCGTCGATGTACCAGAACTGGGTTCCGACTCCCTGCGGCACCCGGCACGGAGTGATCGCCAACTTACGGTAAGACTCTTCGACCTTGGCTTCCGGGAATTTGGTGCAAAGCCATCGAAACAGCGGGTCCTTGAGCCTACCGATGCGCTCCATAGCCTCGTCGAGAATGGATTGCTCCACATATCTGGTCGGAATCTCGGGTTCAGGCTTGCTGATGACAATACCATCGCTCATGGACTTGAGACGCTCGTAGGTCTCTTTGCTGGAGGAGCATCCTCCATACAACTGCATCCATTTGTACAACTGCATGCTGTCTCCGCCCTGCTCCATAATCGTGATCCCTCCGGAGGCGTCACGGGTGCACACCATTTTGTCATACCGATAGGCATGGGGAGTGCCGTCGATATAGCACTTCCCATGCCAGAATCGGCCATGACGCTTGAGGTTTAAGCCCATGATTCGTGGCAAATCCTCGAAGATCGCATCGTAGTTCAAATCGAGCTTGCCCATAGAGCTACTTTTCAGCCTTTTCCTTCGAGTATTTTTCCCAGCACGAGGGACAGAGGTGAAATGCAGGTTGGACGCTCCATCCGGCCTCTTTTGCCGCTTTTTCGGCGTCGTCCACCGAAGAGAAGCCGTCGGCATTAATTCCGTCCTGCTCCCGAAGGAACTCCTGACAGCGCTCGCACTGCATCAGATAATAGGTGATTCGCTTAATCATAGTTGTTTTGATTAAAAAGGTAAATCCAAGTCATCCTCGACTGATTTCGGCGCTCCCTCCTCCTTGATCGTAGTGTCATAGAAAAGATTGTCGTCGAAAACACCCTCGTAGACGTAAAATGTAATTTCTGCCCCGCGTTGGTACACCTCGTAGTTCTCCTCGCGCAGTCGCTTGACGAACTCGTTATACCCGAACGCATTGTAATTGTTGTCGCGGCAATACTTGCAGTAGTCCTGATACAAGTCCTGCCCACTCTTTGCCGCCCGGCTCCCGATGCCTCCGTGCGACGTGGCCGCATAGCCAGAGTCGCGGAGCCATTGGAGTCGTGAGTCTTGATCCACCCGAAGTTTCTCCACAGCCAACTGACTGCTCTTGGACGGGGTGAATTTTCCACCGTTGCGAATGAATCGCCTCCGGCCCTCCATAATCCAGTTGAAAATGCCGCTCTTCTCCGATTCCAGCTTCTTCCCGAGCTCCGGGTCTTTCTTGTCGTCGCTGATCTTCACGTCGAAGTTGACGATCAGGTGGCGGCGATAGTTACCGTCGGAGCGGTCCGAGACACTCTTCGGAAACTGGTTCAGAGACGCGATGAAGAGCGGAATCTGAGTCGCCATGAAGGGCTTCCCATACGGGTCACGCGCCTTCATAGGCTCTCCGGCCACGAATTTCTTCCAGTCGCCGCCGGAGAAGTCCTCGTTACTCATATCCTCGCAGATGTTGAGTAACTTTCCGT